AATATGGGTTATGTTCTAGTTAACAGGTTACCAGTGTGTGTCGTTACTACGTTTACTTTATAGATACTATGAAGGATTTACTTCTTTTTCGACGATTCTGGCGGGGAATCCTTTGCTGTTCAGGAACTCTACGAAGTAGGGGGGGTGCATCGGGCCGCTGTTGCTTACAGGGAGCCTTTTCCGATTGCCCATTTTAACCCCTATCGTGGTTCCGTGGTAATCAAGGTAGGTTTCCGCCCCCCCGCTTTGTGGGGGGTAGGGGGGTCTTACTCTTTTGGATGTATAGGAAGTATCGGGTGTCACGCCTGTCACCCCTTTGTGCACGCCCTGACGGGGTGTCAATTTGTCACCCCTGTCACGCGTGTCACCCCTATACAGTCCCGGTTGCATGATTACCTGGTAGAGATTGGTTCCTCGGGGGCCAGCAGCCTTTTCAATTCCTAAATCTCCTCCCTTTTCCAGTTTTCGTATTGCCCGCTGTACAGTACGCTCACTCAACCGCGACCTCCTAGCCAACCATCGGATACTTGGCCACGCCGATGCGCCATCTTCGTCTGCTCGATTGGCGATCATCAGAAGGACGATGTATTGGTTCCCGCGAGTCTGTGAGTTTTCAATGACCCATGCCATTGCCTGTACGCTCATGTGAATTTTTCCCCTGTAGAAAGAAACAGAAAGGCAATCATGCTCCGCATGGTTTTAGGAATCAAGAGGAAGAATTAGTATTTCTTCTTTCGGTAAACATGGAAGGCTTCACATTCGTAACAGAACACCCAATTCCAAAAACAATCACGCGCACTCTTTGATAGTCGCGCCACCTCCGCTTTGGCCTCAGCGAGAGTTAATTGTTCTTTGACGCAGCCCGTTTTCATGCTTGACACCATATCACATTTGCGCTACGCTGCACAACATGCGGATTTCAGTAATTGTCACGCCAGAGGAGCACGCCAAGATAAAGGCCGCTGCTGGTTTTATTCCACTCAGCACGTTCTTGAAAGCCGCCGTGCTTGAGTTGGTATCAAAAGGAAAACTGCCATATCCAGGAAAACTCAGCGGGGAATCCGCGCTTGCTGCGAAGAAGAATGCGAAGGCGGGGAAATGATTAACATGCAAACGCTACGATGGCCAGAAGGTCAGAAGCGCACGAAAATTAACAATCGAGACGACCGTAAGCAGTGGAAAAAACCTCTGAGCCACTACCTCTCCGAACTGCACAAGGAACTGGAAAAGTTAAAGGCGGTCAATGTGATCGTCACCGGAGATGTGGACGTGCAGCGGATTGACCCCGGCGTAGCTGTGTACTTCTCGCTCCCACCGAAGGATGCCACTGGAGATTGGCAGGACGTTCTAGGAATTGACAACCCCAAACCTTCCGAAACAGAAATCAACGACAGGGTGAAGGAATTGCGCGCCCGCTTCCACCCGGAGAACAGTAGAACCGGGAATCTGGAAATGTATTTGAAGATTGGCCAAGCACAGCAGGAAGCTCTGTCCTGGGCTACGGGGAATTTCGGAGCGAAGCATGAGCGTGCTATCGCTTGCGACCGCTACAACGAAGTGCGATTGAACGTGAAGGCTATTCAGGTTACGATTGCCGCCCTGCGCCGGGTCGAGGAAGCTGGAGCACCGGGATTCTTGGAGCGGGCATTCGCTGGATTCGCTGCGCCGCAACTGACGGAGGTGAGTCATGGAACGGCTGCCTGAAACCATTGACGCTATGCCCGTGGACGAAGGGATCGGAAGCTTCCGTTCGGAAATTTCTGAACTGCGGGAAGATGTGGAGTCCCTCCGGTGTGACTTGCGCCAACTTGCCGCGCTAGTTAAGTCAGCTAGAATCGTTTTCGGTAATGCGCCTGGAGTTCCGGTGCAGCCGGCGAATCAAGAATCAGACAAGTGGGAGAGACTTAAGGCAAAGCTCGGTGGAAAGATGTCTGAAATTATCGAAGCCCTTCAACTTACCGGGACGGCAACCCGCACGCAACTTAAAAATCAAACTGGCGGCGCCCTCGGCACGATTGACCAGGCAGTTTACAAATTACGCGACATGGGACTACTTGTGAGAAACGGTGACGGATGGAGTCTAAAGCCGTGAGCGACACCTACAAAATATCCGTTGACGGCTGCGAAGTAGGCCGCGTATCCGGTGAGTCGCTGACGTGCGGCAAAAAGTTAACCGGCCCTGAGTTGATGGGCGGCGACTTCGTGGACGATCCTAAGTTGCTAAAGATTTTGCGGGAAGGAAAAACTATCGCCGTATTCTACGTCAGTGGAGCGGCGAACGTGACGATTGAAAGGGTGGCGGAATGAAAGACCTTCTTGGCAACGAACTGAAACCCGGAGACGCGGTACACGTCAAGTATGGCAACGAGTGGGTCGGCGGAGTGCTCGTCAAGGTGCAGAACGGCGGACTATCGCTGGGGATTGCTAACCCGACACAGAAAAATGGAGCGCCGCAGTTGACGGCAGACGTGATTGTGCTGCAAGTTACGATTCCGCTCGGCGGACAGCCTGGACAACCTCAACCGTTTCTCGTTCGCTTGGACGCGCCGAACTCAGTTACGCAACTAATCGAATCTCAGATCAAGATGTGAGGGGGCAGAGTGCCAGACATCGCAACAAACTTCAGTGAAAATATAATCTGGGTTGGCGCGGCTGGATTCGAGGCCCACGCAGATCGCCTAATAATTTTACAGGACGACTACCGCTCCGGATTCGAGTGCAAGACTTGCTTGGACGAAGGCAAGCGCACAGTGAATGGCAAAGAAGTATCCACGATCTCCTGCGAAGAGTGCAAGGGAAGCGGCCGAAGGCTAAAGGCAGGAAACGCCTCGCTCACCGTGAAGTGCTCTGATTGTGACGGCGAAGGCTGGCGCATCTGCCCTGATTGCGGCGGCAAAGGCGGCGCCATTGTAATACCCGAGAAAGACAAGGGACGCCCGACAACCGGAACGATTGTTAGCATCGGACCAGAAGTGAAGTATGCGTGGAAGCGCGGCGACAAGTGCATCTATCCGTCATTTGCAGGGCACGCTTACGATCTGGAAGGCGTGGACCAGAAAAACAAAGTCGTCAAGGTAACACTGGTAATCTTGCGGGATGGAGAAATTTTGTCGCGCATGGTGGGAACGTTGGAACAGAATCAGGTGAAGCGCAGTGCCGCGCTCCATACAGTCGCGTAGCTCTTGGCGGCGCGTTCCCGTCCCTGAACTTGCCGAGGATGCCGAGGGACACCTACGAGCCGTTCGCCTAAACTCACTCGGTTCACTTTATTTTTCCGCAAAGCATCTCCTGAACTATTCCCGCCTAACTACGCTCCACAAACAACTCTGCGCGAGTCTTGAAAGCGAACACCTATTTTTGGTAATGGAAGTTCCCATGTCGCACTTTAAGACGCGTCTCGGTATTGCGCTTTCAATATGGTGGGCGCTTCCATTCACCGATGAAGATGAGAAGTTCATGCGGGACCTCGGCTACGGAGATTCTTGGATTCGCTACATGCGAGCGATGCACAACCAGAACACGCGAACACTGGTGACGCACGAAATTGCAGAACAGGCGGCAGCTATCGGTAGGGACGTTGACGCTACCTACGAGAACAATGATTTGTTTCGCAAGGTGTTTGCTGAAATTATTCCCGACCGTTCCTGCACTTGGACCAATCACCACAAATTTCAAAAGCGATTGCCGGGAGCGGACGCAACTACCGGGACATTTGAGTATCGAGGCGTGGGGCAAGCGTTGCAGGGGATACACGTAAACAGCGTTGTGCAAGACGATAATTTCGGAAAGGAAGCACAGACCTCGCTTCTAAAGGGTGACGGGAGAGTAGTGGATGATTTAATCCGCTGGCACCAACAAGTAGGAACACGCTTTGACCCCATCGTAAAGAAAGCTCGCCGGCAGTTGGTAATCGGCAATGCTTGGGCGCACCACGATCTAAACGCATACATCAAAGCCAATCAGCCAGAATTCAAGTTTGAAACTCACTCGGCCCAAGGTGGATGCTGCAAGGTTCACCCGGAGGGAAAACCAATCCTTCCTTCCGAATGGACGATGGAACTCTTACAGCGAGAGCGTGAGCGTCTCGGAAAGTACGACTACTCCCATTTCTACCTGAACATCCGCACACTTCCCGAGGAGCAACTATTCGATGTGGATTGCCTGAACTATTTCAAGTTCAAGAAGTCCCGCCCGGAGTTGCGGGATGACGACTTGCGAAACATCTTGTTGCTAGAGCATGAAGTAAAAAACGGAGAAGTGATTAACGACTTCCAGCCGGGAGGATTGATTAAGAGAATCATCGTTGACCCGAACCACGCAAAGAAAGTGAAGCGGACTGAACACGTAATTTGGGGACTAGGCTACGACCCGGAAACTAAGCGCATCTACCTGCTATCCCTGTACGCCGAAGATTCCAAGTATTCAGATTTGGTGGAAGAGATTTACCGGACGGCAAAGCGGTGGCAAGTGGACAGCGTGTGGATGGGTGAACTGTCCTATGAGCTACTGGCGTTTTACCTGGGGCAGCGTGAGCGAGAAGAAGTGGAGTACCAACGAAGGCGTAAGGTAAAAAACATTTCGACATTGACGATCAACACATTCCCGGACGACCACTCGCAGACGGGGATGAAGAACAGGATTGAAGCGTTGGAGCCACTGATTCGCGGAGAACAGATATGGGCGCACAGATACCAAGAGAAATTTATCTCGCAACTTGGTGACTATCCAACTGGAGCACTCGACACGCTCGACGTGCTCGGTAACTTCCCGGAAACGATTTCTGTGGAATACGGGGTGGATGAGTTCATGGAAGAACAGAGAGCGGCGTTCTTAAATCGAGGTAGCGGCGAAGGGGGTTACTGACATGAGTAAAGTTCTTCGCGGCGGCGACGTGACAGACGTTCTTATTCGTTCAACCGAAAAAGCGAGCGAGGACAACGCAACTCACGTTATGGTAATTCTCTACACGAAAAAAGATGACGGTGGATATAGGCTACACGTAGACTCAAACGATTCCGTTACCGTGGAGACAGCAAACTGGCTTTGTGACAAGGTGAAGGATTGGCTAATTCGGGAGACAGATGATTAAAGATTTGTGCTAGTATTCCCTCTATGGCGACACCCTCCGCTACGATCACCGAACGCCAACCCCGCAGTTTCGAGCCGCGTCCTGTTTCCTTCCCCACCGAAACAAAAGAAGCCATTGAGAAGTGGATTCACAAACAGGTTGAAGCACTTGAGGCTAAGTGGAAGCGAGTACACAAAAAAGAGATTCCTGATTTCCGCCGAATCCTCGACGCAGAGCCACGCGACAAGAACAAGAGTTGGCCATTCCCGAATTGCTCCAACCTCGTTCACCCGCTCGCCGCCGAAGCGGTAGACGATTTATCAGCGCGTGTGTTGCAACTGATTTGGGGAACTTCGCCTGTTACAAACTTCCGCTACTTCACCGCCACCGACAGCCAAGAAGAGGCAAGGGAGAATTCTCAGAAGGCAAAGACTCTCGAAAGTTTCATTGACTACGTTGCTTACGAGCCACAAGAGTTGGACCTGTATACGCGAGAGAACGAGTGGTTCACGGACTCAGCAGGACTCGGGAAAGCTCGCGTGTGCGTTGCGCCAGAGGAACGAATCGAAGCGGTGTACGCCGGGTACGAACCGCCAAACGAGAACGGAACAAAGGGCAAGTCAGCATTTGAAAGCGAGACGCTCTATGCTGGACCGAAGGTAATCAACCTGGCCTTCGAGGACATCCTGATCGACAACCCGGATATTCCATTCGAGGACAACGATCCCATCATTCGCCGCTGCACTCTGAAAAAGCGGAAGCTCATGGAGCGTGGACACAAGGGACACTTTGCGCCCGAAAAGATAAAAGCAATCCTCGGCAACCCTGACCGCTTTGGCCCATCCGACATCAATCGGCGAGAGAATCAGAAAAAGGGATTGCAGGACTCGCAAGATAACACGATGGCTGAGTGGGACATCTACGAATGCTATTTTTCGTGGTGGCACAATCAGAAAAAGTATCGGCTGATTTGCTGGTTTCACCATCACTCGAAAACGATGCTGAATTGCGTGTTCAACTTCATCCCAAAGAATCGTGTGCCCATCATCGAAACCCGGCTGTCTATCAAGGGTAAGGGATTCGCTTCGATGCTTAAGGGATTTCAGGAAGAAATTTCTACTGCCAAGAACCAGCGCAACGACGCCATCACTTACGGAATGCTGGGCGTGAACACGCTGGACAATCAGAACAAGACGATTGACCGGAATTTCACGCTGTGGCCGGGGATGTTCATTCCCGCGAAGAAAGATACCTTCCAGCATTTCGAGATGGCGAACGCGGCGGTAGCAGGACTCTCACTGCAAAACGAAGAGATGATGGTGCAGCAAGCGAAAATGCGGGCGGGGATTGATCCCGCCATTCGCGGGGCGGGCGCGGGAGGCACAAACAAAAAGGGGCAGTACGGAGCGATGGCCACACTGTCCACGATGCAGGATGGGAACTCGCGCAACGATCACCGGACATCGGACTTCCGCCACTCGCACGTAAAGCTCATTGGGCAGGTGGTGGACTTCTACGGATTCATGGGGCTGGGCAGCAAGGCGAGAGTGGCCGGCCTGAGCGAAGCGCTTTTAACTTCGGCGCTCAAAGACCACTTGAGCCGCGACCTGAAAATTTCCCTGCGTGCTGCCACGGCAAGCATGAACAGGGAGATCACCAAGCAAAACCTAATTATCCTCAACCAGGCGGTGAGCGGGTACATCAAGGAAACCAGTACACAGATTCAGGCGTTGATGAGCGCGACAGTTCCCGACCCGTACAAAAAATGGCTGCTGTCAGTAATCATCTCGAAAACTTTGTTGATGCAGGAAATTGTGCGGCAGTTCCAGATTTCCGAGCAGCCACAGGAATTTATCCCGGATTTGAAAGAGATTGAGGAGTTCGTGAAAAATGCCAAAACGCAAGAACCCGGAGCACCCGCTGCTGGCGGCAACGGACCCCTCGACATCCAAAAGATGGCCGAACTTGTTCGGCAGCGAGCAAGCGGTGGAGGTGCTGGTCCAGGGGCAGGAGTGGGCGGTGCTGCTGGCGGACCTTCGCCTCAAGGTGGAGGAGGAATCCCGTGACGTTGTGCTGAACATTCCCACCACGGAGACAGCGGTAGCGCAGCAGAATTATTCGCGTGGAAGAATTTCGGCGTTCATGGATTTGCTCGAACTTGCGGACGACTACCGAGAGTGGAAGGAGTCTAAGAAATGAAAACTCAACACGTGGTCCTGAGACTATGCTACTGGCCGACATGCGGCGACGAGATGCAGGTAGTCAGTCAGCGGTGGTGGGACCGATTCCTTCTGTCCCAAGAGATTTCCTTTAAAAAGAACTTGACACGTACCAGTACCGATGGGCTAACATCTGTGCCTAGAGGTAATGGTAGTCATGGGACTTTGGAACAAGAAACCAGCGGAAGGCGACGGGACGCAAACGAAGT